TTACAAAAAAAGAAATCTTAAGATTTCTTTTTTGTTGCACCTTTTACTCTACCTCTGACCCAATCTCCACTAGGTAAATCCTCTTCTTTTATGAGCATTTCCTCAGTTCCATTGTTGAACCACTTCTTACCATTTTTACCTTTCTTAGCACCTACCTTCTTATTCTTATTTTTATTAGATAACCAAGATGGTCTAAGAATAGGGTCTACATCTTCAATGTTAGTCTTGTCCATCTCAGAAAGTGTATTTGGTGTTATTTTAATCTCTTCTGTTTTCTCCTCATTAACAACACCAATCTCAACAACTTTATATTTGCTATTTGATTTGAATGGAGCAATCTGTAACTCAGTTACTTGTAGAACATCTTGAGGGATATTCGGTTGGAATGTAAAGTCAGTTCTACCTATGTAACAACCTAATGGCATTACAAATAAATTCGTGACTGTGTAGTTTTTCAATTCTTGCTTATTCATAATCTCTCCTAGAGATTCAAGTAAATTTTAATTTCTTTGGTTTTGGAAATAGGTCGTCTTCAGTAATAATAACAAACTCCATTCCATTTGCTTTTGCCCATCGTTCTGCGTGTTTCCACTTGTCTTGATTGGTAACATAAGTCTTCTTAGCATTTTCAAACCTAGCCATACCTTTTGCAGTTTTTCTTTTAGGTGGTTTAGGTGGAAGAGTTTCAGCTTTAGGCTTTACCTCAATAATCTTTTTTGAAATAGAACCATCAGCATTCCTCAACTCCATGTAAAAATCTAAATAATATCTACGCTTTGTTCTAGACTTACCCTCCATTAGTGCTATTTGACTGTCATAATTAACTACTACAACTTCACAACCCCACACAAGAACATTTTCATTTTCATTGCAATAATGCATAAAACGATTTTCCCAACCACTTCTATAAATAGGTTTCCCAAAAACATCTTCCCTAAGAATATTTATACACTTCTTAGGATTGGATGGTTTAAAGACACCTTGTCTATATTTCTTATTGCTAATTGAAGCAGGATTGACAGCCATGATTGACCTAGAGTTTGAATTACTTAAAAGTATTTATCCAAACAGATTTCCCGATTTGTCAACGGATTCCCACATTTTCTTTAAATCTATATACATTGACTTTGCGTAGTTCTTGATAATGAAATTCAAACCGTGTTTGTGCAAGAAATTCATAAAATGATATTCATTGGTTCTCTGTGGAACAAATGAATTATACTCTTTCATAATACTGTCTTGAATGTCTTGAGGGATATAGTCAAAATCAATCAACTGACGATTTCGTACATATAATTCTCGGACTTCAGAATCCTCCTCTATGAGCTTTAAAAGACTCCCATCGTCCATTTTCTTCTGATAAGTCACTGTACCGAGTCTAGGATAAATGCTAGGGATATTATCTTTCTTCTGACCACGACAAATGAACTCATGTAGAACCGATTTAGGATTCTTAACAATCTTGATGTCATTACCTGTCAATGATTGTTCGTAATGAGAATTTGTGTACAACTGAGTCATGTCTTTGTCGTTGGAAATACAATGAGTAGGTCTTACTACTTGCTTTGTAATTACTGCAATAACATCATCGGCTTCAGCTTTAGGAACATTGAAATATTGCATCTGTGGAATTACTTCAACTAACTCTTTAAAGAATTCATCGGTTACTTTGAACAATTCTTCAAAGTCAATCCCTTGAAAGAATTTGTTGTCAGCTTTATCCTTTTTTCTGTTCGCTTTATAGAGAGGGTAAAGTTCTTTTCTCCAATAGTTCTTAGCATCAATGGCTAATATGATTCTATTCTGAGGTTTAGTCGCATTGATTTGTTTTGCTAGATGCATGAGAAAAACGGACTTAAATAGCGTGTACTTTCCATCTTCTTCGTAATTGTAGTTCATCTTACTATTGGGGTTTGCATCTTTTCCAAGGGTTCTAAAAAATAAGTTGGAATTATCTATAATTAAATTATCAGTGGTCATAATTATTCTCCTAGTGAATACAAGATAATTATAAACAGAATTTGAGAATTTTAAACCACCTATTTTCTTTTTTCCTAAATACAAATATGAGGTTCACGGAACTGCAATTCCCAACCTCTCTATACTTTCAATCATTTTAACAAAACGAGTACAGCTATGTCTATATTTACAAATATAGTTCCAACAAAAGAAGAAATTAAAACAAACTACGGTTTCATTTATGTTACTGTTAATCTAATAAACAATAAAATTTATGTAGGTCAAAAGAAATTTGATAAGAATTGGAAATTCTATCTAGGTAGTGGGGCATATTTTAAAAAATCAATATCAAAAAACGGTAAAGAGAATTTCAAGAAATATATAATTGAATTGTGTTCTAACGGTGATATAAATTCTAGAGAGGTTTATTGGATTGCTAAGTTAAATGCAATGGATAAAACTATAGGCTATAATCTCTGTGAAGGTGGTGGTACAGCGAATGGTTTTAAGCATTCGGAATCAGCTAAGACGAAAATGAGCATTGCTAAAAAAGGTATGCAATTGTGGTTGGGAAAAACCCATTCTGAAGAATCAAAACAGAAAATTAGCGATGCTAAAAAAGGTAGAATATTATCAGAATCACACAAGAAGAAAGTCGGTGATGCTTTAAGAGGTGATAAGAATTACAAGACAAAAAATATACAATGTTTTAAAGATGGTGAAATGATTTGGGAAGGTAGATTAGGAGCTATAAAAATAAAAGAGTTAGGGTTCATCCCTAATTGTGTTTATAAATGCTGTAGTGGTGAAAGAAAGACACACAAAGGTCATACTTTTAAATATAAAGAATAAGATGAAAAAGAGAACTCAGTTGAGTTCTCTCTTTGTTTCACTTGGTCAAATAAGGTGCATTAAATACTTTTGCACCCTTTAATTTTTTATTGTCGTTTATATAAGCTTTTATTTTACTTGGATTAATAACTTCATCAAAAATAATAGTTCCGATTGCATAGGCATCAACCAAATCATTTTGTGGTGAGCGATACTTATCCATGAACCCAATATTCAGAATATCATCTTTCAAATATTCATCTGTCATAATTACTTTGTCTGCTGAACCATTCCCAGAAAAATAATGTTTTATGCTAGAAGGTGGAAATGGTTTTAATTTACAATCATGTTCATAAATCAGTTTATGCTTTAGTATCCCCGTAAACTCAGCGATATTAAAGACTTTACCTTTACCACCTAGAGCATAATCTTCAATACCCACAATAGACCCTTTAGGAATGAAATCTAAGATGTGTGAGTGCATCCATCTGAATTTTTCATATTCTGAAGAAAAAGATTTCTTCGGATGCCAAAATTTAACTTTCTCAGCTTCCCTCTTGAGTACACTTGTGAAAGACAAGTAGTCCCTTGAAATAATTTCACCATCATTATCAACTTCAAACTTTACAATCCCACTACCGTTAATACTTGCGTCAATACCAATTATGAACATTTTACCCCCACTGTATGGAAGTATTTAGAGTCTTGTTATTTCAACATTAAATTCAAACTGTAAATCTGCTAGAGTAAACAAAGTTATTATGTCATTGACATCAAATAATTTTTCACCGAAAAACATTGAGAATCTATCCTTTAACACCTTGTACCTATCATCTGCTCTCATAAACACAAGATGTGCTCTCTCCGTAATAGTCCTATTAGCCATCATAGGATAACTAACCCCCTTTTCAAAAATAACAACTCTTATATTGGTGTTATTACCTAAGTTCTGATAGTCTTCAAACCGAACTAAATATGGTTTCAAATCCATTCAGCACCACACCATTGTAAAGTTCATATGGGTTTTCATAGAAACAAGTTCAAAAATCATAGTCAGTGTTTTATGGTCGTATGAATCCTCAATAAAAATACCAAATCTATCTTTCAGAACTCGGTAGTCAGTATCAGTAATCTTTACAAACGCAACTTCATAGTCAGAAACCCTATATAGTGGTCTTTGTTTTGAAGGTTCAAACATTCCTACTTGATAATTATCCACCAATCCCATAGAAGCCCTAAGAGGGTTATTAGGGAATTTATCTACATATTCAGAGACTGTCATGATGGTCGGCTGTATCTACTAGGGTTTCAATTTCTTCAAATAGAGCACTGTATTTTGAACCTGCTTTGATACAAACAGAATTAACGATTCTTTTTTCTTCAGAACAAAACATGGAATATGAAACATTTTGACATTCAGCAACCAAATCTTCAGGTTCTTCATCGCTCATAGGATTTCCATTCTTAATACACTCTAGAACGAATGATGCTCGTTTTTCATTATCACAAGTTATATCTGTGTCCATACTCATTCTAACATCACCAACTTCAAATTCTTGTCTGCAACCAATTAGAAGAATTGCGATTGTTACTACTGCTAATTTTATTATGAATTTCATCATTTTATAATCCTATGATATTCTGCTAAGATTTCATCTGAGATTGTTAGCTTCTGTTCAACAAGCTCAATAATATATTTCTGAATATGCGATACTGATTCAATTTGTGGTATTTTTATTTCATTGATTTCATTAGATTCTGATTTAACACCCCATTCAGAAACAACCGACATCAGTTTTAAATAACTCACAACTTTTTCTATTTCCGATGATAATGTTTTGGATTCATAGTTAGCATTCTCGTGTTCATTTTCTAGAGATTGTAACAACTTAATCATATTTTTATGTGTGTTTATTGGTTGATTACCTGCTAAATCACATTCCTTAATATAAGGAGTTACTATATCGTGAATTGGGAATGTTTGCCAATCTTTCATAATATCACGACATTTGTTTAGGTCGCTGTTTACATATTGGGTTGGAATGTTATCATAATCACCACCTACCAACAATACCATAAAACGAACAAGTCCTATATTATCAATTCTAATATCTTCACCTTCATCAAAAACCAAACACTTAAACCCTGTGTAGTACACACCCATTATGAACCCCTTATTTCTGAACACAGATTATTAATATGAGTCCATTTTGATTTTGATAGAATTTCAGTTGCATGGACAGACTCAACAAACTTCATGTCCCTAGCAATCATACTTTTAATTTTCTTAGTCGTTAGTTTCATCTTGAGCCTTTGTGATTGATGTGAAGGTAGGGCGAGTGATTGTTGTAACCATCTCATTTTTGTAAAGGTCGGTATTCTTGATACGACATTTCATAGAAACTGTATCACCTTTTACAAGACCTTTTGGGTTAGTAGCGAACCAAGTGATTGCGTTGTCACCACTTCTCATTTTAACTAGGGTACAACCACCGTAATCGTTGTCAATGAACATTGTGTGCTCAACAACAGCTTCAACCTCTACACGCTCTCCTACATCGCCTAGAGCATCTGATTTAAGTTTAGCAAGCTCTTTCATTTCTTGTTTAACTCTTTCTTCTTTGGCGATGTCTTGTCTAGCTTGAACTAGAAATTTATTCTGTTCAACTGCAAGGTGACGAGCATTTTCACCGTACTTGTGATTTTGATTATTTGCGTTATCATCTGCTAACCAAATTGCATATTTAACATCTTCCTCTACTAGCTGTTCAAATGTCAAACCTTCATACTTACCGAACTGCAAAGGTTTCTCAATTTGAATTTGAGCGTATTGGATTGCTTTGCTTACAGATAAGTTTTTAGAAGCAGTTGCTTTTTCAATTTTCTTATTAACAGAAGTTTCAATTGCTTTTACTTGACGGTCAGTCATAGTCTCTACATACGATTGTATTGACTCAATGTTTGTGGTTTCAATCACTTCAGAGCGTTGACCGCCACAACGGAAACAAGTTCCGATTGCGTAGAACCCACTGCCATTACAGCGAGTACAAGCGATTAGCTTTCTTTTGTTACCGTGAATTCTTTTTGCTTGAGCATTAACAAGCTTTCTGATTGTGTCACACACTTTAATAATATCTGTAGTTGCTGTAAGTTCGTAGTTAACTGCTTTTACGATAGAGTCTTTAGAAATTGATTGACACATAATTAATCCTTTGTTTTAGTTTTAGTGAAGCGTTACTCTCACCATGAATACAAAGATAGAAATCTGATTTATCTTTGCAAGGGTTTTTCTTTAATTATTTTTAGAAAGGTGCAATTGTATTTTTAATTATTATTGGGTGTGGTATTTCTGAGACAGATTTAGACCCAATATAGGTTGTCTCAAGTGATGTAAGTTCTTCAACTTTATCAACAGCACTCTCAAGGGTATCAGAAAGAATTAAAATAAATCCACCATCAACATTGTCTTTGAACTTATAGATTTTCATTTTTTACTCCTCAACCAAATAATCATCAAACTCAAAATCTTGAATATCGTTCTTGCATTTTACAGTACCTTTGATGTCAATACAATCACTGTTACCACGAGTAAGATTATTTAGATATGCAATATCAGATTCCGAAGTAAGTACCGTTACTGTTGATTCACGATATTCAATTTCGTCTTCACTTGTTAACCAATTGAATAAAAATAATAAAAAGATGATTGCTAATAACTTGTCCATGATATGCTCCTCGCTTAACTTATTCTTAAAGATAGAAATACCCTCACGACTCTGCAAGGGTATTTCTGTTCAATTATAATTTTATTTATCTAGTTGTTTTATTTAATATCCAATATTTCTATTAGTTCTCGGTTAACACACTTAGAACAAGTACAAGTGAAATGGTGTGTTGTTTTTGTTCTCCATGCAATGTACGCATTATCATTTACTGAAATCTTAAATGCATCAAGTTTTTTGATGAATGATATAAGCCCTTGGATTCTACGACCACTAAGTTCTCTCATATCTCGTTCTATAAAAATAAATTTCCAATAGAATGTCTTAGCTTCTCCTAGAGAAAGTTCATCACCCTCTGTAAATCTTTTATAAAAAGAATACAACAAGTCTCGGTGTTTGTGGAACTCTGAATTAGTACCTTCTTTTCTGAGACTTTCAAATATCATACCCATTGTACTTTCCATACTACTATAAATTGAATCAGTTGAAGTCGCATGGAAGAATTTACCTCTGATAACTTTCATTCTATCAAGGTCAATAAACTTGTTGTGATTTTGACGAAGTTCTATATATTCTGCTAGAGGTAACCACAAGTTGCTTTGTTCCATGATATAAGCTCTGCGATTTGAGATATTATCCATGTTCATGTTTACCACTCCTCTTCTTCATCTTCATCTTCATCTTCATCGTACTCGTCTTCAGTTAGCCAACCTTGGTCGGGACAAGACTCGTTGTGGGTATTTTTCCATTTAGCACTTTTACTTGAATTTAAACTAGGACTGATAAACGCTTTCTCACCAAAGAATAAATCAATACCCGCACTTCTATACATATCATCATCCATTCCATCTCTAGGAATATCATTCATCTCAGCTAGGAGAACATAATAATCTTTCCCACCAAACACACCGTAACCCTCGTATTCATCCTCTTGCCATTGGTTACCTTTGTTGTCAGTCATGAAGACTGTTTCTCGGTGACCCTCTACATTACAAATGCTTTTTCTTGTGTCTGATGTAATCCAACTGAATTGACCCATGATGTAATCCTTTGTTTTAGTTTTTGGTAAGTTACTCTCACCATGAATACAAAGATAGCAATCACACAATCATTTGCAAGGGTTTTTCTTTAATTATGTTCATTAAAGTTATTATCCCTTGATTTTCAATGACTTATAAAAGATATTCTTCAAGAGGACTTTTGCTTATGAATTGACTCATGGTGTCAATATCAAAAACATAGTTCTGTCCGAACATAAACAAGACAACTTCATTGAAATCCCACTTCTTTTGTGATTGGAGTTTGAAGTGTTTTTTGAATTTCTTCCACAAGAATACTTTATATCCTTTCTTCAGAAACTGCTTTGCTTTTGTCTTACCTGCTTTGTCATCGTCTAGAACAAAACATAATCTAGGAAATCTACGAATACAAGATTCAATCAAACCGTTATCACCTAGACCCATTAGAGCTATTGAGTTTTCACAGTGAAGAGAATCTATAACTCCCTCAAAAGCAAATACTCTTTTTGTTCTATCAACTTGTTCAAAGTTGTAAGGAGTTTTCTCACCGACTTTGTTTAAATATTTGGGTTCAGAACCTATGAGAGTTCTACCTTGGAAGTATTGTATTTTTCCATCTAGACCTCGGAATGGAATAATCATTCTACCTTTGTACTTACCGTCATTAGCGACATACCAAGTCTCATAAATTGATTGAGGTATCAAACGCTTCTTACAGTAATCAATTGCTTTCTGTTGGTACTTAGACTCTTGTGTGAGCAATCTAAATGAAGCGTAGTCTTTCTTAGGATTTCTTTTGATTTCAACAATACCATTATAATCAAACTTGTCTTTGGTAACCCTAGAGAACAAGTTTTCATTACGACATCGTGAGTGATAATCAGGGAAATATCTTTTCATGAATGTTGAATAATTAACTGCTTGTGTGTTACATTCACATCCATCATTTTGGCATTTATAAACGATTCTATCTTCGTGTTCTAGAAAGAATCCTCTACGCATAAATTTTCTACGAGCAGAATCACCACAAACAGGACATCTTAATTTCCAATTGTTACCATCTTTCAATGGAATCAACTCAGATTCTCTCTCAGAAAGAAATCGTTTTAAATCGTGTCTATCAGTCTGCAAGCTCATAATATTTCATCAGAGACAAATACTTCTAATACTCGCAATGGGCATACTATTGAGTATTTTTTAGTCATTTGTACTTCAATCTTACCACTAACACATTGCTTATTGACGACACCAACTTCATTAATCCATTTCTTGTGAGTCATTGCGAAATCACCCACATTGCGAACTATGACTTTCTGACCTATTTCTAATTCTCGTAATCTCATAATATCTCCTCGCTATAATTATAAACGAGTTAGGAGATTTTTAAAGTCTTAATTTACAAATACTTTGCAGTGTCCATATATTTAATCGTATCAACCAAGTCATGAACAGATTCTTTATTGACTTGTTTCTTTCTGATAATCACAAATGGAATTCTTTTTTGTGCTAGTTTTCTAACTAGGAAAGACCAACCATGAGCTTGTGTGTAATGGTCACCATCAGAATCATTTCTAAGGTGTTTATCTTGCACCACAGCGATAGTTAGGTGTGTGTAGCTAGTCTTTGACATTCTATCTACAATCTCGGCTGTAATGGTTCTCTCACGCATTCTAAACCATTTCAACTGCTTGATAAACTCTAGAGGTTTCTTAGTATGTTTTTTAAAGTCAGGTGCAATTCCGTAGAACTTTGTGAACCCTACCATTTTAGTAATTAGTTGGTAGAGTTTCTTGTTGTATCTAGGGTCACACTCAGAGTCTTCATCACACTCTACAATTCGTGTCTTGGCTTTCTTTGAAGTTGTTACGATATCATCATTCATTAATTCATGAAGAACTGTCTTAGGGTGACTCTTACGAATTATATTATTTATTTTGGTTTGGTATTCTTTATCAAAATGGTCTGAGCCGATTAGAACTAACATTGATTTTACTCCATTAAAAAAGGAGAGAACCTAAGTCCTCTCCTTTTATTTACTAACTTTAAATCTAGTCGTCTAGGTTATCAAAGAATGATGAACTAGCAGGTTCGGCTTCAGCCACAGCAGTTGGTGTTGGAGCAGTTTCAGCTTTCACTTCGCTACTTGATTCCTTCTGTTTTGAATGAGCTGAAGTTGTTGCTAAATTTTTCTTAACCCACGCAGAAGGTGCATCGCTTGTTCTATCTTGATAGTCTTGTGCGATTTCATCATAGCTTCTGAACTTGGTAGGGTCAGTGTAACCCAAAAGGTCATGTAAGTCAGCATCAGCTTTCTTAGCTACTTCTTCATCTAGTGCTGTTGATGTGCGTTTGAAACCACAATCGTCATAGTTATTCCATTTACCTTTTTTAGAAACGATAAATTTGAAATCAGTTCCCTCATCATAGTCAAAAATAACACCTAAGCTACCTTCTTCTTCAACAAGTTTATCCATCATGTTTTTGATTGCGTATCCAAATCTAAGAATGAATACTTTACCAACATTAGCAGGATTAGCTTCGTCTTCTAGGACTAGGACATTTGAGTAGTAAGATGATTTTTTCTTACGGTCACGATATGTGTCTTCACGACCTGCTTGCCAAAGTGCATTCTGTGCATCACAGATAGGACAGTTTTCACCGATTGTTTTAGGACAATTCTCAACCATCTTCTCTCCATTATCATCTGTAACATAATGAGTAAGAGTTTCTTGAT